TGTGGTTTCAACTTTGCTTTTGTTTTTTCCATAATTCTCTTTCTTTATTATAAAATCATTATATCATTTTTATTGCTAAATGTAAAGCCTTTGAACTATTTTTTGCTATTGCTTGACAGTCCTAGGAACTATGTTATAATCGACTATGTAGGTCGCTGGGGAGAAGCTTAGCTACTATCTCTAGTGTATAGTTTTCTTACCGAATAATTCAATTAAATCTTCCTCTGACCATTGTATATTTTCTTTAGGTTCGGTCTCCCTTAATCTATCCATTTGATCTGCCAATGAATATATCTTTTCCATTTCTTCAGCTGATAAAGTAGGTTTTGCATTTGCCTTTTCTTTTTCAACTTTATTTAATATCACTTCATAGTAATGAGATATGTGTTGATCAGCTTGAGTAATTACTAATATTTTATCTCTAGGGATTACAAAAGTTTTATCATCTGTAAATGGCAACCAAGGTGCTAAAGTAGAGTCATCTTTCATACCCATTTCAGTTGATCTCTTTACAGTATTTAATTCTAATGCGTTTGTGATTCGTAAGAAGTCTTTATCGACAACAATACTGCCCATAATGGTAGTTCCGTCTGTTAGTCTTACCATACGATAATCTTTTTCCTTAATAGTATTCATTTTAATCCTTTAAGTTAATATTATGTATCTCGTAATCGAACTCTTCCTCATTGTATATATTTATTCTTTCCTGAAAGTGCTTAAGTGTATAATTTTCTTTAGACTTATAATTTAAATCATCTGCTATATCATATAAAGTGGCATTAACTTTATTATCACCCAACCTCAAACCTCTACCAATAGATTGTAAATTTCTTATTCTACTTTTAGAAGGACTGGCAAATATTATATTGTGTAAATTCTTAATGTTAATACCTGTTGAAAAAGTACCATAACTTGCAACGATAATGGCGTCACTTTCATTCTCTACAATTGCTCTAGCTTTTTCTCTTTCTTCTGTTTCTACACCACCATATATGTAAAAAACCTTTCGGTTTTTTTCCGCTTTGTCTTGAATATTTTTAAATAAATCTTTACCATGTTTTTCTACTAACTGAAATAAAACTAATGTATTGCCTTTTATTTTAAGTGCTAGATTACGAATAAAATTATTTCTTGCATTACTTGAAACCAGATAGTCTATCTCATCTTGATATTTACCTTTGCTCACCATTTTAGCATTGACTTCACTATGTTTGAGGATCAAGCATCTCACAGCCAGATTACTTAACTGTTTTTTATCCATTAGCTTTTTAGTTGTAGTGACTTTATTTACGGCACCGAATAACCCTTCCAATACTAGCTTATGTGTATGGGCACCATCTAATGTTCCTGTAAGACCTATACGATATTTGCAATCAACAAGTTTAGTCATAATTTCTGTAAGTGATTTAGATTTAAATAGATGTGCCTCATCGCCAAACACACAACCAAATTGTTTAAAGTATTCTTTTGGCAACTTATATAAACTTTGCCATGTAGATATTAAAACTTTCTTATCCGTTTGATTAGAGTATCCACTATATAATCTGTGACAATACTTCTTTACATTCCAACCATATGATTGAAAATCGGTATACATTTGTTCTACTAATGATGTTGTAGGTACAATTAATAATATTCTATTATTAACATCTTCTTTGATTAAGTGTGAATAATAACGAATTAAAGAATATATGATGAATGACTTACCTGAAGCCGTAGGACTCACTAGCAACGCTCTATTGCGTTTTAAACTATGAAATATTGCGTCTATCTGATAATCTCTTGCCTCAAACTTCTGACCTAAACTATTAGAAAATTTAGTGACAACATCTTTATCAACTTTGTTATCTATCTCTACATCCTTGGCAGCCACTATATTGTAACCTCGTTCTTCAGCAAATGCTTTTATATAAGGATATAGGCCAAAATAAATCTCTTTTGTTTTTTGTGAAAATAGTCTAATCTTACCATCCCATATACGAGTACGAAACGCTGGCATAAACTTATATCCTGGTACGTAGAAAGTAAAAAATTCAGATATTTCTCTTTGTATATCTGACTCGCAATCTACCGTAATGTAAACTTCGTTTTTCTTTTCTATGATAATGAGATTAGAATTGTCCCGATTGATATTCATGGCGTTCACCTAATTGTCCTTTGATCTGTATATTCCATGATATACTTATACGATCTTTTGTTGACTGATTTATAGGAACCCAATGTACTAACCATGAAGGAAATATTATTATTCGATTTGTTTTTGATTTATAATGTAGTAAATTTGCGTTGTCAATATGGTCATTTTTTTTTCTTGGCAGTATAACATTTGCACCTGGTCTTGGATCCTGAAAAGTAATACCAGATGTATTATCGGCGTCTATATAAAAAACACCACTTAAAAAATTATTTGAATGTGTATGTGGTTGATGTGTTTCACCAGGTTTTAATACATTACCCCACATACTAGTTATTTCTATTGTGTCCGCTCTATAATCCATAGCGTCAATTAATTTAAAAACTTCTTTACTAACATCTTTAGCAAACCAATCAAATGGTTCTGTTTTATCTAAATCAGGACCTGTTTGCCAATTAGATTTTTTTCTTTCATACATAGATAGTATTTTATCTTTCATAGCAGGTATTCTTTGTTTTGCTAGAAAGTCATCTTGTATAAAAAGATTTGTAGGAAATATTTTTTGATGTTCCATTATATTGCACCACTAGTGAATTTCTTCCATTCAATAGCGTTCTTAATTAAAAATGTTCTATTGTTTACACTTCTTAATACTTGTTCAAGATACTTAACTATTTGATTTAGATATGCAACTTTTTGATCTGCCTTTTGTAAGTCAGGATCAGAATCCATATAGATATGTACATCTGCCTTTAATACTTTTATATCAAAAGGTTTCTCTTGATATACACTAGGGTCTGCCTTACCTGTATAGTATTCCCACTTATCTCTTATCATAGTTTTGTGATCATATTCAGATTTTTTTAGTAGTAAAGAAAACTTATTAAAGTGTTGTAGATATTTGTTATGTAATAAAGGTATTTTAATTGATTCGGCGTCTAGTTCCGTATCATCTAATTTAAAGTCTTTGTTGACTGATTGTTGTAATTCTTCTAATGTCATATGGATATTATATCACCTTTTCGGTTAATTGTAAAGCTGTTGTAGCATTTTTTCTTGTGTTATATATTTAAGATTAGCACATGAATTCCATTCGTTTATAGTGGAAGCGGTTTTTGCTTCCTCCCCATCTTCGGCCTTATTTACTTTATAGAATTGTACATTGCTAAACTTATCAAATGTATTTTTATGTTGTAGTATCCAATTAAATGTTTCATCTGGATTGTCAGGTCTGGCTGCCAATGCGTCTTTATCGGCATAACTATCTGTACCAGCATATATGTTATTGACTTTATCTGTATCAGAATATAGATCGTGTCCGACTATGTAAACTTCTTTGGCATTTAATTCACAAGCCAAATGTACTGATCGACTACCTGTTGCATATGCAAAACCATCTACATCTGGTTCAATGTTTATTATATTATCTTCTTTAGAAACACCTGTGATATAAGTTATACCTAGATTGTGTCCTTTTGTAAGTGTAAATACACCATCAGCACCATGATAAACAACTTCATCACTATCATTCCAAACAATATCAGTTTTATCTGCCATTGTTTTCATCATTTCTTTTGCTACAAATACTGGCACAGGTGTCCAGTATCCCAAATATACTTTCATATTTTTAAGATATGCCTTACGATATATTTCGTGTGTCATTCTTGAATCTAATGCTACTAATATATCAGGTGTAAAATCTCGATAGATTGCATTACAACCTATTACAGTTGCATAGTCTTTCATTTTTGTGAGGTCTAGGCCTTGTCTTGATTGTCCATTACCCAGGCAGACGGCCGTGTCGATCCATGTTAAAGTTTTCATCAAAAATCATCCTATATTGTATTGTACTATGAAGAAGATATTTGTACAATATCATAATACATATAATTAAAACTTGCTTGTACTTGCAAGTAATCAACATCATTTGCCTTGATATCATAAGATAATGAACCTAATGATATAGGAAAAACATTTTGAAATCTTATTTCCGTTTTAGCAACATTTTTATTATTTAAAACTGTGAGTGTTGCGTCTGAATATATACCACCTTCAGCAAGTGGTTGTTTTATAGATGTTCCTGTTGCAGCCGTACTTGATGTTGTGCCAGGAAATCTATCAGCACCAGTTGTTTGTAAATTTTTAAATTGATCGTGACTTTGTGCAAATCCTAAACTTGTAATCCAATCATGTATTTCTTTATAGTTGTTTAGATTTTCATCAACTAAAAACGATACATCTAAAGTCTGATATGTAACCTTATCACCCACTCCTGCAATGTCTTTTAAAGGAGTTTCAAAACTTGTAGACCCTAAAGTAATACCAGGTATGTTTGCTGTTTGTACAAAAAATTCTACTTGTGGCAGTTTAGTCATTTTAAATCTAAACTGAATTGGACTTGCATAGTCAAATTTAGTAGGTGTTCTATCAATTATATTTGTATCTGTCATAATACTATTTATCTGTTTGTTTATCTACTTCTTGCCACTCTTTTTCAGTAGCTTTCTTTTCTAACTCTTTTTCAGTAGGTGTAAGAACGATCTCTTTTTCTTTTACTTCTTTAATCTTTTCTTCTATTTTTTCTAATGGATTTTGTTTAGGATTCATATAGTTTAGACCATAAGCAACTGCAGCCATAAAGATTGCAATCATGCTCATGCCTAAAATTATTTGTAGTATTTCTTTAATTTTCTTTTTTGTCATCTTTTTTATACTATTTATAATAACTTTTAGGCTAAAAAAAAGGGGACCGAAGCCCCCTTTTTTCGTAATCGGTATCAACCAATATTACATAATGTTAGAAACTTTAACACGTCTGTAATATACGTTTTGATCACCAGCTGCAGGAGACGTTAAGTCAATTGCACCAGCACCGTTAGTTGTAGCGAAAGGATTAGCAACCATACCATATCTAGTTTTGAAACCGATTTTTGGTTGGAAACTATCTTGACCTACGGCTCTTACCATTTGTAGTGGTACATATGGGCAATAGAATATACCAGAGTCGTAAGGTGAAGTACCTTTGTAACCTACAACGTAGAATTGAGCAGCAGATACGTTTGCACTATATGGATCAATGTAAACTTTAAATTTACCATTTAATACACCAGCGAAAGTATTTCCTGTGTCATCAACGTTTAAGTTAGTCGCAAGAGCAGGAGCGTAATCTAATACACCTGACATCTGAAGTGCAGAAGCAACATCAGCTGAACAGATAATCATATTACCTTTTCCTCTTCTTGTTTGTTGACCAATCGCATTAGCATCTCTCTCTAATTGGAATAATAGTCCTTTGAATTTCTCAACTGACCATCTACCGTTAGAGTCTGTGTCAAGATCAAAAATACCAGCAGTTGTAGTATTAACTTGAGCACCTGCTTTTGCAGTTGTGTAGATTGTTCTAACAACTTCTCTATTGATCTCAGCTAAGATTTCAGAAGATAGGATGTTAGCAAGTTCTGTTTCAGCATCTAAACCGTGGATTGCTTTTAAGTCTTGAGCAAGTTCCATAGTGTATTCAGCTTTAAGAGCTCTTGATTTTGCAGTAACCGTAACTTTATCGATTGAGAAAGCCATTTCAGCAAACTCATCAGTTCCGTCACCAAGTGTTTCTGCTTGTGCAGTTGACATACCGTCACCAGTAGTGTAAGTACCAGCGGGTGAGTCATTAAGTACACTCGGGTTAGTTCCTGCTTGTACAGAAGTTGAACCTGTGTCAGACGCAGCATCTCTTGATGAGAAGTCTGAATCAGCTTCGTTGAATAATGCCTCAGCACCTGCTTGTGAACCAAATCTTGATTTCATAGCGAAAATCAAACCAGTTGGACCAGTCATAGGTTGAACACCGCAAATATCGTATGCGATTAAGTTAGGCATTGCTCTTCTAACAAGTGATATTAAAACAGGATCCCAGTTGTCAACAGATGAACCAGTTGCGTTAGCCGGTGCAGCTTCTGACATAAATGATCTGTCTTCTCTAACTGCTTTTTCTTGGTTTTCCAAGATAACAGTTGTTACAGCTCTTTTGTATGCGTCACCGATTTTTGGTAAATCAGGATGCTCCAATACTGGCTGCCATTTGTCTTGTAATGTTTCAGTAAGATACATTTTTATCTCTCCTAAGTTTAATTAATTAAATCTTTACAGATTTAAGGTTTTTAGTAATAGCGGCTGTATATGCAGCCATAGCATCGGTATTGCTCTCAATCGGAGCGTTTGCCGCAACTGAATCAACTTCATCTTTCGAAGCAGTTTCTTCAATTTTAGATTTAGGGAAATAAGATTCTTTAATAGTTTCTAGTTTCTCTCTAAACTTGTCAGCACTATCATACTCAACGTTTTCAGCCATCTTCTCGAATTTTTCTTTTTCTGTATCAGCTAAGTCTGAAGCAACTTCGTTAATTGCTTTTGACTTTTGCAGATGAAGAAACTTCTTTTGATAAATCAACATTTTTTGCAATCTGTTCATTTAACTTNTCTTCAAGTTTTTTATTCTGATTAGTTAAGTCGTCTAGTACATTATATTTTTCTTCTGGAACATCAATATAATGTTCTTTGAATAAGTCTTTAAGACCAGTAATGAAGTCCTCAGCAATTTCAGTTCTAATTCC